AATCGGCTGGCCCACATTTTGCGACGTTCTTCTTGAGTCATAAAAAGTTCCCCCCTCACCAAATCTCCTAAGGAGATTCTCCCATGAGAAAGGGGAAATGAACACGTGTGTGTCATTTGACGCTTACTAACATCAGATTGCGAAAAGCCGCTCTTGCGTTTTGCAGGAGCGGCTTTAGTACGAGATTTTTCCGAAAAAATAAAAACCACCCACCGATACAATCCTTTGTATCAATAGATGGTAGTTAATTTGGCTAATCTACTACAAAATGATAAAATGCACACCCCTGGGCTAAAGTTCAACGATTTGCGAGAGGGGGTGTGCATTTACCCTGGGGTGTGCTATTAATCATGTTTCCGAGTGCTCAAATACTTAATCTTAGCTAGGCCTTTCTTACTGCGTTAGCTTGAAAGTCATAGCGGATCTGATTATCGTCAACGGGCTTATCCTTTTGAATATTCCGGTCACTCAACCAGCTTTGATAAAACTATATTCGATGACCTTTGCTCCCATAGACTTTAAGTTCTCCATGGTTTTTCTTTCTGCTTCTCGCTCATAGACTCCCGAGAGGCGCCCTATGCATACCTGGGGAGGTGCTAAGGGAAAATGAGACATCGTAGTGAGGGCATGAGATGACAATAGATTATTCGGAAACAAGTCTACGCAGGAAGCGTGCCTGCGGTTTTCGCCGTTTGAGCGGCGGCTTTCAAATCGTTTATTTTATTATCCTTGACAACATCCCATGTAACAGAGGGATTATTAAGGATCGCTGCCTTACAGAACCCGAGATATTTGAGCATAACTTCCCGCACGAGTTCCTCCATTTCTTTCAACTCGGTGGCTGAGATATTTCTGCCATCACCTTCATGTAATGAGTCAGAACGGTATCTGTAATAGTCTTTCACTTTATCATAAAGCGCTCTGATTTTCGCCGGGTTGTTTTCTAATAATACCGCCACTCTCTTCGAAAGGACTTCTTTCTTTCCCTGTTGATTCTTCTGAAGGAAGATCATTTCTAAAGCAGTAGTATACTGCTCAAATCCTGTCGGAAGGTCAACCTGCTCCATTCCCCACACGAATTCATCGATACAACTTTTTAGCAAACTGTATTCTTGTCCCGAATAGTCCTGTAGGAATTGATTACAGCGAATTGCTTCTTCCTGCGTCAAGGTGAAAATTGTACTATCTGTGATGTTTCTCGTTACGCTATTGCTCGTTTGATTGTGTATGTTGTTTATGAGGCCGCCCAACGCCGAAAAGCGGTGTTCCGTAAAGATCTCCTTAAAACCAATATTCCCTTTTTTGAATATTTGCAGCAAGGAAAAGGTCTTGTGAAGGAACTCCATTTCGTTGTTATGGTAGGTTTCCAGCTGATCGCTACACCTGAAGTCATTGTCTGTGTAGGCAACGCCTGGCATCATCCCCGGTAATTGTACTAGGTAGGAACCATCTTTATGTAGGCACATAAAGTAGGCGCCTCTTTCGTCTTGCCTTTGAGAGCCTAAATAGCTGATTACAACTCTCCCGTTCCCGTCAGTTATTTTATTCCTAAATGGAAGGTCATCAAAATATGTCTTTTGAATTGTATACCCGTTTCCAAATTGCAGAGCAATAACACTCTCATCACAATAAAGAACGATCCCATCTATCGTTACTTGAACATCAGCCACACAACATCCCCCCATAAAAATTATAATCGGATATGCTCTCTTAACAAAGCTCAACCGCCTACGTCAACACAAACCGCGGAAGTGGCATTTCTATAGGTGTGATCCATTGCATTTATTAGTTTTCCGGCAGAAGCCATCCTTCCTCGTAACGTATCGAACTTAAGAAGGTCTTTCCGTTTCCTATAACCAGATAATACACACCATCTCGAATTACAAAACCTTGTTTCTTCTCTGCATCCGTTAACGTAATATGAGCCGCCTCTTGAACTCGGCTGTCACAACAATGTAATTGTGAGATTGAGAACTTACCCACCGCTTCATATTGTGTAAGAATAGCTTCCGCATCAAGCACCACCAGCGAATAGTCACAGTTGTACAAGAGCTTTATTGAGTTTATATGACATTGCCGCCCCGAGCTGTCCTGAGTCACTATGTGGTCATTACAGCCGATTGTAATTTGATAACAGCCAGTCGAGAAGTCTTTGAAAAGGCTCACGGCAAGCTTTAAGCGCATCTGTTTGGCTTCTTTATCCAAGTATTGTCCTTTTGCGACATTGCGGTTGTGCTTTAAGAACTCCAAGTTACAAATCCGACAGTCCATGGGGTCATTGTTCATATGGTCAACCACATAGCCTTTTGCTGTTAAATCTCTAAGAACATCCGCGCTATACCACTTAGCCATCATATATCGGTGAAGACCTCCGCCAAGTGTGGTATCAGACGGATATCCATTTGATAGCGACCAAGTATGGCTGGACAGCTCTTCATAATAATCATCACGATATGTTGCAAAAGCCATTTGTTGCCATCCATCACGCATTATAGAAATCGTATCACCATTGATATCAAATTTGTTCTTACTCTTTCTCGGCATAACAAGCTCCTGATAATGCATTATTTGAGGAACGGGTGTACCACAATGTTACTCATATCCGCACTAGCCCTGCTAACGGTGATGACACATTCACTGCGTTCAGAACCAGAGACGTATGCATAGAGGTCCATTCCTAAGGACATCTTCTCATGAAAAACAGTAGCCCACTCGTCGGGGAGTGCTCCTATCCTAACTCCCCCATCAAGAAGAATGGCGTCGACTCCTTCTGGATTGAGAGAAGAGGGACTAAGGATGACAAGCTGATGCTTGTGCACCTTAGAAACGTGAGAGTAGCTAAGTTTCAAGGGAACTCGCGCAAGAACCGGGGCAACGCGCATCTTACTCCACCCAGGTACTTTCGTTGAGTATAATTCATCCAATGACATCATCATATCGCCATCAATAGTGTAGAGCGGGAGGTCAGGGTATTGTTGCCGAAATAGCATGACCTTTCGCAAACCGGCTGCGTCCCACTTGCCTTTCAGTTCAACATAACCGATATCAGGGAGGTGGAAATCCGGCATGTATACCGTGCTGTGCTGCTCCAATTTGAGAGAGAACATCTGTGGCTCATACTTCCAGGGTATCTGCTTAAAATTTAGAATTCGGGCAAAGTTAGCTTCCCATGACGAACGGAACACTTCATCAAGGTCGGGGCAGTAGACTGGCCTAACACCCCAATCGCAAGGCTCCTTCTTTCTCACCTGATAAATTTGAGAGCCGTTGTTCAAGGCTATGTAGATCCCATGGTTGAACCTGTGAAATGGATGGCGCAATGATGGAACTCCGTTCAGGCCAAACAGCTGACTTAATGGTGTTAGGCCTATGAGGAACTGAAACTTTGGGATATTCATACCACCAATGTAGCTCATACTTGGGTCAAGCAATCTAGCTATGGAGCCGTCGCTGTAACTCTCAGCTTGCATGACAACAGATCTGGGGATCTTGAAAGTGGCCGACTGGAATACCTGTTTTTCCTCCACCACTTGTTGGCTCAAACACTTAGGAGCACTACCTAATAGGCATTCCACGCTTGGGGCATCAGCGACATCGTAAATGAGGATCAACTTAACCATGAGGCAGGATTCAATACTATCAGAGTAGACCTCATCTAGTGATTGTATTATGGGCGGGAGATAATTATATTCTCTGAACCGTGACTCGATCGCGGTAAGGTCGTATGCCTTTTGTGCTATGGGAACCTGATTTGCCTCAACATACCTGAAATACTTATCTCTTTCCTGACACCAAGTTGCATATCGTTCATGAGCATCAGACTGCTGATTCATACCCCACCTCCCAACTAGGACTTTGCCCGTCGATGTCTATAAGTAGATTCATTAAACATCAAGGCTTGAGACGATGTCTTTGATCTCATATGCACTGACGCATAAACTGTCAACCGCTAATCTTATTATCTCAAGACCCGCCACATAGTTTTCAATTTTAGCATCGTGCTCCTCTATTTGGAGTGCAATACGATCCTCTATATCCTTAAGAGGTTTGAACAACTGGTCAAAATTACTTTGAATCTCGTGTCGGTTTCGTGAAAAAGTGCGACCATCGGATCATGCTTCCTCGCTCTTGAATGTCAGAGTGCCCTTCACAATCTCCCCAGAGTTCTTTGATCTGATCTCATAATTCATGAACTCCGGAATGGTTCTGAAGATCAGCACAGTCGGAAAATGGACACATCTGTGCTGCTTAATGTACCGTATATTGAATTCAAGCACGTCATAGCCACCATCGACAAACACCTCATAACAGAATAGACGCTCGATTGTATCTCGGTATATTCTCTGGCTCTTCCTTAGCTCTTCTGTCGCATTGGATTGAGATGGTAGCGAAAAACTGGGCCGATCAATTGTCCGATCAATAGGATAGTCCGAATACGCATCGACATTCACGGTTGCTTGTCTGCAAAATAAACCCTCTGCTAACTCTTGTTTATTAATCTCGTCAATAATGTATCCACCAGGCATGGGGGTTTCGAACTCAGGCAGTACAGCTCCTTTAGGAATATACAGCCGTACATCCACATCCTCGTCGTGCATTGTGCCACTGTTGCTAACAATACATTCTACAATCGAACAACTTTCCAGGGCTGCGAAATAGTCGCGATACTGCTCATAGCAAATAACATCGTCTTCTATATCACCAATCAGCTCGTATTTCTTCTTCTCATTATCTTCCCCTTCCAAAACGGGTCCAGTCACAAATCCAGGTACAGTCAATACGCTGCTTGCTTTCAAATTCCCGACATTCCAGAAGCTTTCTTCAACGGCTATACCGTTCTCCTCGCAGAATCTCTGTATCCTTTTTTTCGTACCTGGGCTAATATCACGTGCTTTCTCAACGCCTGTCAATCCCTCTATCTGTCGAATACTGGTCGTAATCTGTGCGTACATCGGGTTCATTGATTTCGATTGGTCTTGCTCATCAGGCAAAGAGCGTTCTGGCAAAACTATCTCCTGCGCCTTTTCAATTTTGCTGACTATTTCTTCCCTCTTTGACTCAAGGAACTTCGATTTAAGGAGGTAATATTGGCGGACTTCAAGCTCATTACGTCCATCCACACCTGTCACCGATAGTTTAGGCGCTCTTGCGGCAACTTGAGCCGATGCCGGCTCTGCGATTCTCTTCAAAAAATGCAGACCTAAGTGGTTGGTGAACTGCTGCATAAGTTCTTGCTCGTTCTTAACCAGCCAATAAATCCCTCTATCCTTGTACTTCTCCTGAAAGGCTTTTACTTTCTTGTACTCATCGGAGTTCACCCTTGATGGTTCCATGGGCTTATCCAAGAAATAGAGAAAGACCTGCTTCCCAGCAGATAGCATTTCTTCTATTTCTTCTTCTGTCCCTGATCCATATTTTTCAGTGGGCGATCCGAATCGCGTCCAGAAAACTGCGACGGCGGCATCGCAGTCCTGTACAAGTTGCTTGTTTAACAGTTCCTGAGGTGCCCCACCGGACTCTGGATAGCTATCTGTCGACCAGTGTTTCACTGTAAGAATAGTGTTGTTGATCGTCCCGTACACCTTGTTGAACGCAGCCACTGCCTCTTTAATGATTGGCAAGCAACTATCAACAACATCACCAGGACAGGAGAACAATAAGTCATAGGTAACTGTCGTCCTTGGCATCTTTCGTCTCTCCTTCGAGTTAGGCTTTCATCTGGAATAGTTCTGACAAGCATTTATCGGACCGAATCAGGTCCTCCAAAGTCAACCTTCACGCTTACCCCTCATCAGAGTGAATGAGATATCGCTTCTCCACAGGGAGTTCGGCAACGGGTAGAGAAGGATATCTTTTGCGCATCATACTTCTTGGCGTTGACGTATATTTGATACATGTCAGCTTGCGAAATGCCGGAGTTGCGCTCCTTCTCAGATAGCAGCTTCCGCTTGGTATCCATGACCACCGTTCCGGCGCCATCAATCAGGACAAGAGAGGCCTACCCTTCTGCCAACCTCTTTTTGTGACTACCCTAATGGACTTACTTCTCTACTAGTAACAGGAATCCTTCGTATTTTCCGTCGCGCATTGTGACTAGCCTATGAAACATTTCTCATGCTGTATCGTCGTCGCCACGGCGATGAGCTGGTCAAAATCACCTACCGTACGCAAAAAGGCACCTGAGGTCATTCCTCAGGTCTAATCTCGCCCACCCACCCTTACTACAGAGCACATGAAGATGCCATTTTTGGCGTCGACCTGGCTGTAGTCATGCCAGTCGATAATGTAACGCCCGGAGAGGACGAGTGCATTATCCCGACCTTTGGTAGTGCCCTCGCCCATGCTAACGCCCCAGGACATCATGCCTTCCTTGATGGCCCCATGATGTACACTGAATGCCGAGTATCCAGCGATGTCATTCGCAGGTTTAGTCCAGTAGTTTGGATCATTCGTCAACCAAACGGCATAGCCTTCACGGTAACCTGAGATATGTTCACGGAAAGCCTCAACACGGCAGATGTCTTTCACAAAGTCATACTTGCCGATGTCCTGCGCTCCGTGGTTCTTTAGGTAGTACGGCTCACCAGCTACCACCGCGCTGAACAGCTTCGTTTTGTACTTCAACTCGATGGGGTAAACATCTTCGCCAATCCGCAAGAGAATATCTACATACTTCGTCGGATCGTTTGGCGGCGGGTACTCAAGCCGTATGACAGCATCGGGATATTGTAGCTGAAGCTCCCACGCAAAGGCGAATTGGAAATCAGCCTCCGAATGAAAGATCTTTCTTTTGTTCCTAAGCCGTGACAAAGGAACTTGTAGATCCATTTTCAACACCCCTAATCAACACGATTGCTCAATCCGTATCTCTAATAACATGAGGGAAGTACTGTATGTGTCCTCCAATGCGTACTTTCCCTGACTCAATAATGGTGTGTTCCAGCCGTTCGACTTCACTTCTCGTAAGTTCAAGTTCGCTGTGAAACTTGGTTTTGTCATTATTAAGGTAGCAGATGAATCTACTCTTCTTATCTTGGTCTTGCATAATTGATATCCGATTGGACGCTGCCAGCAGAGGGAACTCCTCACTATCAATTCGAGCATCACCTTCTACAATGTACAGGACGCTGGTATAGCCCCGGCCAGGCTTATCTTCTGTGCTGGGGATCAGCCAGTCTCGCCCGGTCTTCTTTGCGCGTCTTAGTTTCCCACGCCTAATCCATTGCCGGACGGTGACTGGCTCAACGCCGAGCATACTGGCATATTGCTCGACCGTAAGATAGTCGCACTCTACGCTTATCAGTGTGTGTTCCACGGTTGCAGTCATCGTGCTAATCTCGCCACCCTCAACTTCAATGTCACTGGCTTGGCAAAGATTTAACTCCATGCGATTTTCAAGGAAATCATACTCGTAGAACCACCAAAGCTCGGTCAGAACTGGTAGCTTGCATTTCTTGACCGCCGCATAGAACTTCTCGCAGAGCTTTACTCTATTGCTTACTACACCTAGGGGATAAACGGGATCCTCATTGGCCTTTTCATGTGCGATGAAAAGCTCAAGTACTCTTAAGACGTCTTCACGCGAAAACAGATGGTGTTCACGAAACAACTCCTCGGTAATATCCATTTAGAGAACCCCCTAACGTAAGATGGCTTGACATTATTGTAACGCAAAGTTACGCAAACGTTAAACCATCTTATCGCATCCTGGCAATTGTAGACAACTCTATTGCCAAGGCTCTATGCTTCGATTCCCGTGCCATCCTTGAAGCTGTACATCAGCCTACCGTCTGGCAATACCCGTACCTTCTCCACCGCCACCACCCACAGCTTCTCATCGAACTCCTCCAGAACCAGTGGGCGTGTCTCTATCCCCTGGATAAAACCTTCAAGCGTCAGGAGCTTACTCTGGCGTTCACGCCTCAACCCTTCAAGCTCGGTAACCCGCTCCGCGGCTCTTCGGTGCCTTTCCAGATAACTGTTGTTGCGTTCACTCCACTCATCCTGGCTGACAGCAACGCGGGCATTTTCATAGATTGCCTTCTTGTACAGTTCCGTGACCACCTCAATTTCCTGCCCCAGTTCCGCAAGCTCAGCATCAATCTTCGAGCAGTTGCAAAGGGAGCTTTGGGCAAGTCGGCAGTTAGCGTGTAACTCCTCTCGGTCGCCCATCAGCGTATTAAACGCATTGAGGAATCGCTGCTTTACCACATCCTCGGTGACGTGTGGAGTCTTACACCTGTTTTCACCCCGGTACTTTTCATTGCATCGCCAGATTGTGCGTCGGTACTTTGTATTTGAGCCCCAGACCTTCGAGCCGTAAAAGCCACCGCAATCACCGCAGACAATCTTTGCGGAGAAAGGACTGTGGCAGCTACTGGGCCTGCCAAGCTTCTTACGACGCTCTATTTCTATCTGCACCGCGTCGAACTCATCTGGCTCAATAATGGCTACGTGGCTGTTCTTCACATAGTACTGCGGCACCTCGCCCTCATTGACCTTTCTTCTTTTCGTCAGGAAATCTACAGTGAATCCCTTCTGTAAGAGAGCTTCTCCCTTGTATTTCTCATTGGACAGGATGCTCTTTACTGTGGCCACTTGCCATGTCTTTTTCCCTGCTGGTGAGGCGATCCCCTGGCTTGCAAGCTCCCTAGCAATCGCTGATGGTGTTTTGCCTTCTATTAATAGCCGGAATATCATCCGCACAATCTCGGCTTCGGACTCTACAATCCTCGGCAGTCTATCCTCACCCTTCTCGTAGCCAAGAAATTGGCCGTATGGGAGGCTTATCTTGCCGTCCGCCATACGCTTGCGCTGTCCCCACGTTACATTCTCGGATATGGAGCGGCTTTCCTCCTGCGCAAGGGAGGACATAATGGTTATGAGAAGCTCGCCTTTGCTGTCTAGTGTGTAGATATTCTCCTTCTCAAAATAGACCTCCACGCCTTTTTCCTTAAGCTTTCGTACCGTGACAAGGCTGTCGACCGTATTCCGAGCAAAGCGGCTGACTGACTTGGTGATAATTAAGTCGATCTGCCCAGCCAAAGCATCGGCGACCATCTGCTTAAAGCCGTCGCGTTTGTTAGTGTTGGTCGCGCTAATTCCCTCGTCAGTATAGATTCGTACAAACTCCCAGTCTGCACGTTCCTTGATGTACTTAGTGTAGTAGTCCACCTGCGCTTCATAGCTGGTCAACTGCTCTTCGCTGTCGGTAGAAACCCTGGCATAAGCCGCCGTTCTACGCCTGCCTAACGGTGAGCCGTCCTGAGGGGAGCGCTGGCCAATGGTTGCTGGTATTACCCTTACGCTTGATGCCATCTTACTCCCTCCCCTTCGCTCTATCGCCAGCTTCACGGCGCATCTCAATTGTCCAGCTTTCGCGGCGTGATTTGCCTTGCCAGGCTTTTTCGACCATGCTTCCGTCCCGGAACACGAAGACCAGTTTGTTGAACGCAGGGACACAAATTTCGGCAATTCTCTCGTTGAAGATATCCGCATCAAACCCGTCAAGGTTAAGAACCTCTGCAGCAGTCGCGTACAGTATTGGTTCCGGTATTTGCTTGGTGTGGCAGGCTGCCTTGCCCAACAGCAAGAAAGTGGAGCACTGCCAGACTGGGTTTCCTTTATTGACTCTCCGCTTATACTTCTTTCCGCAGTTTCCGCACTGGATAACTCCGCTGAACGCATACCTCTTGCCAGTAGAATCTTTTGCGCCAGAAAGCCTGCGACGCTGCTCCATGACTGCCTGTGCCCTCTCGCAAGTCTCTGGCTCAATGATGGCCGGATGTGTGTCGTCTGCCTGATACATCGGCAGAGCGCCCTTGTTCCAAACCAGCCTTTTCGTTAGATGGTCTGCAACGTACTTTTTCTGAAGCAGTGCGCTTCCGGTATACTTTTCGTTTCTGAGGATTTCCATCACCCGCTGGCTTTTCCAGTTACCACTGCGTACTTTGGGAACATTCATGGCTCTTAGTTTCTTGGCAATCGCGCTCCCTCCCATGCCACTGATATAGTCCGCAAAAATCAGGCGCACGACGGCAGCTTCCTCGGGGTTGATCTCCACTTTACCCTTGCCGATTCGGTAGCCAAACATAAACCTCAGGTTGGCCAGCTCTCCATTCTCGAACTGTTTACGGATTCGCCATTTGCAGTTTTCACTTGCCGACAGGCTCTCTTCCTGTGCGTAAGACGCGAGAATTGTCAGCATAAGCTCGCCGTCGCCGCTAATCGAGTGGATATTCTGCTCCTCGAAATACACATCCACACCCAGTAGTTTCAGCTCCCGCACAGTCTCAAGTAGTGTAACGGTATTCCTGGCAAAGCGTGAAATTGACTTTGTGATAACAATGTCAATTTGACCGTTCCTACAGTTTGCAAGCATCTTCTGGAACTCGGGCCTGCTGTCCTTGGTCCCCGTCACGGCTCCGTCCGCATAGACTCCGGCGTACTCCCAGTCAGGTCGCCGCTGAATCAGTCCGCTGTAGTAGCTGACCTGAGCGGCAAGGGAGTGAAGCATTGCTTCCTTTCCGCTAGATACACGCGCGTAGGCTGCGACTCTCCGCTTTGCAGGAAACAACTGAGCAGTCAGGGCTGTCTTTGTTACTGTCCTTTCCATAAACGACCTCCTCTTGCTATGACATATTCGCTCTAAACGCCGGTGTTATCAAGCACTTTAGCGATATATGCTGCACGAAGTCAGAGCATATTTATGGGCTATTGCCATATCAATTTGTTTCAATTCATCCTCAGAGATAATGCCTTCAGCAAGCCATTTTCTTAATACCGTTACCGCTGTCTTGTAGTGGATGATAGCCTTTTCTTTACTCATGGCGCCGCCTTAGATTTACCGTAGCAGGCGCGTGAACAGTATTTGCGGTTCTTGTTTCCGTAGCTTTCACAGGCGGCGCCGCAGTGGGCACACGTGAAGGGATATAGCGCTTTACGGTTGAGCGCTTCCGGGTGGGCGTTCCACCAGGTCATACGGCATTTAACGGAACAGAATCGCTTTTGTTTGGCACCGGCGGTATGGGTGAGCAGTACTCCGCACTGACGGCAAAGAATCCCTGGAGCCTGATTGGCAATTACCATGCCGACACCGCTGAGGTTGTTGCGGCGGCAGAACGATTTGACCGTGTTTTCAGATGTGCCAAGGAGCGTGGCTATCTTTGTATAGCTATGGCCCATGCTGCGCATCTGTGTGATTGTCTCTTTCTGCTGGTTTGTCATTTGGTTACCCCCTTCAAGGACAGGCCCTTAGGTGCCTTCGCCTTAAGCCACCGCAGGAGGTAAAATCGGACGGTTTGGGTGCAATTAAATAAGACCCCTGGAGCGGAGAGAAACTTTCCGCGCTAGGGGTCTTATGTTTGTGTCACCTAGGAATCTTCAATTTTTGTCCAGGGAAGATGGTGCTCCTAGTAAGCCCATTCATCTTCATGATTTCGGGATAACGATCCCCCCTGCCTAGCTTCGCCACAGCTATTTTCCACAGGGACTCACCCTTGATGACGGTGTAAGTATCATAAGCCTCTGGGGGCATGCCTGTTTGGGTAGTTGTATCGCCCTCCGCTAGTGCCTTCTCAACATCAGCCCGGAAGGTCTCCATGTTCTTACCGTGCCTGGGGAACCAATGCATTACGTCTGCATGGTTGCTGGCAACGCCAAGTTTATACCCTTCCGAATGGCATATGATATTCTTTCCATTGAGTCCGTATTGCTTGCAGAGATGGACGCAAAGCTCCAGGGCTTCCTTGTAAACGGCATTAAAATACGAGGCATCGGTCAGACCGTCCTCGCAGATTTCAAAGCCGATATGAGTATCATTTGCTGAACCTCCGGCATGCCAGCCGCGATGGTTCCACGGCAGGGTCTGATAGGTGGCGATGCTTCCGTCAGCTAGTTTGCCGATAAAACAGTGGACACAGACCTGTCTGCCATCCGGCCTGTACTGATTCCAGTGGTTGTTATGCCGGTTCTTGCCCAACAGCCCGTCGTCCGGGCCGACGTAGCGCCTCAGCCACGGGTTGTTCGCGCCGGTGGAGTGAACCATGATACCTTTCGGCGCAATCGTTCTGTTTGCCTTGTAGCAAGCGTTGTTGGTGAAAATCAACGTACGAAGGTTCATTTGTCTACCCCCTCGCCATCGCAGGAGTTGAGTTGCGCCAATATCATCCTGAGCTTCTCGGGGATAGGCAGCCCAATGTGGCCCGCATTCTCCAGGATGGAAATGCCTTCGTTGCTCAAGTAAAAGAAAATTACCGCTGTCCGGATCGCGCCGCCGTCGCCAATCACCTGGTTGTCGACGATATGCCCTACACCCACCAGTACAAAGATGAGCACCTTCTTAAAGATGCCCCTTGCGCCTATCTCGCTGGAGAGCTTTTTATCAGCAATTGCGCACATGACGCCGGTCAGATAGTCGATAACTACAAAGGCGATCAGCGCGTAAAGGAAACCGTCTAGGCCGCCAAGAAACCAGCCTAGAAAACCGCCGATGGCGGTAAAGGCCGCCTGTACCCAGTTCCAGAATACTTTCATTGTTGTTTGCCTCCCATCCATCGTTACGGGGTCAAAAAGTTTAGCAATTGCATGTGCCCTTCTTATCCCCGCTCGAGAAATTGCTAGCCATGTCGTACGCGCAGGTACAATGCTACGAAAGTCGGAAACCCACAGAATCAATTAATTTCACGACCGTATCCATTAGATCAGCCCCTCCCGAATCTTAAACACAAGCGGGTCTTGATGTCCCAAGGCCCACAATCCGACGCCTTTCAGCCCCCACCTGTGTTTTGCAAGGTTTGCCAGTACGTCAAAGTGCTCTGCGTCAGAATAATGGGCAATTGAAAAGCCCCGCTCATCTCCTAAGAAAAGCTGGGCCAGCCACAAACCCCGGTCGCGGAGACGAAAAATAACGCTCCTGTCATCGTCAAATGCAGCTAAAGGGGTACTGTGGAAGTACTCAAAGTCTAAGGAAATACTCACCTGCCTGGTCGATTCTTCTTCCCCCGGCCCGTCAAAGCGGAAATACTCCCACGGATCAATCCACGTCACGCCGGTACGCTCGATTCGCCCCCAGCGTTGGACAAGTCCGTCAGGCAAGACCACGTCCAAGGCTTCCTGCGGCACATAGACATAGGGGTCGCCGGCGTCCAACAGGCTGCACTCACAGGCCGCGCTGCTGGTGTGGATGCCAAAACCGCCGAGGCTGGGGAGGGATGCTGTCATCCCAAACACCCGGGACGTTCCTACCCAGCACTGCAATTCACTCCCGCGCGTTCTTACCCGCAAGGTATACCAAACATTTAGGTCCACGCTCTGCGCCACGCCCGGCTGCAAACGCACCCATATCCCGGCTTGCCGCTGCCAAAGCTCCGCTGTTTGCGTGCTTCGCCGGAGCAAGAACAAATACAGGTCGTTGACTCCCTGGGCTTTGAAAACAATGCCCATGGTACCGCTGCCGGCGGTCATTTGCATCCTAGCCCTGATGTTTAGGTCACCAAACCTGTAATAGGACAGATGCGCCTGAGCGTCAAGGCTTGCCGGGTCAGATTGAATTAATACTCGCCTTGTTGGGTCTGTGTCGATGCTCCACGTGTCCCCAAGCCGGGTGTAAAACCCTAGTGTGTTGTCCCGGAAGTCGTCATACCAAATCCAGGCGTGCTCCGGGGCATTTTGCAGCACCTCAGAAGTAAGGACAAATTGCTCCGGCATCACCAAAGCGCCGCCTACCGCCTTAAACCTCCTCGGCGTGAGCGTAAAGGAGGCTTCCCCGCCGGTCATGCTGAAGCTAAAACGCGAGCAGACCCTAAAGCCCCAAAACTGGATGCCGTATTGGCTGCCCTCGCCCCGCACTTCCAGGGTGTGGCTTCCAGCAGAAAGATTAAACCTGCCAGCTATCAACCAGTGCGTTTTGCGGTGAAGGGGGTACCAGTCCGGGAATGGCCCGATTTGCACCGGAACCCCGTTTAACCACAACTGCAAGACCTGACGGTTCCACCAGGGAAGATTCACCCGCGCCGCTAGGTCATATTCCCCGGACTGGGGGACGGAAAACGAGAAGATGGCCAGACCCTCTGCTTCCCGCGTCGGAGCTGTCCCGGGAGGAGAACCCGGCGGTATGGGGAGAAGCTCGGGCGCCCTGGAGGTAATCCATCCGGTGCCCACCGGCATGGCTCCAGATATTTCATTAAAGTCGCTGCCTGTCCTGTCCACGACCTGCCCGATAAACTCAGGTTGCTGGTTTTTTTCATATGTGATCAGGTAGTCTCTCCTGACCCTGCCTACTTGGCCGGAAACCCTAAAGATAGGGCTTGTGACCTGCACCGCATCCATCCCGTCTTGGTAATCGTAAATATGAAGAAGGAGGTATGGGCTTTGGCTGTCCTCGTCCAGAAAACCGGCAAAGGGAATGCGTGGCTGTAGTTCATGAAAAGTAAAGTCCCCTTGCTGCCAGCCTAGCCAGGCGAGGAAGGTACCGCCACTGCCCCGGTGACCTACGGGCCTGCGGTCAATTCGCCAGTTAAAGCCGAAGCCGGGAATGCCGAGAAAGATTTTCCCCTTAGGTATGCGCGTTACCGCGTAGTCATAGATTTCTTCCATCCACCACATCGGGCTGATAGGACCGGGGGCACTTCCCGCCCAAGCAAAGGCGTAGCTCATGATGACGCAGGTATCGAAGTAAGGCTCCATACGCCTATAATCACACCAACGCTCCCACCACGGAAGCCTGTCCCCGGTCATCGGCGGCAAGTCCCAGTGCACGTAACGTTGTGTTGGACGGCTCTTGATGCTCTCGTAAATCCTCTTCGCCAGGGCCACCACGCCATCCGGATTGTCGTTCGGCCCTTTTTCCAAGTCGATATCTACTCCTGCGGCAAAAGGGTATTCGTCTAGGATACGGTGCAGCTCGCTAATGAACAGGTCCTGTGCGCCTCCCGTATTCTCCACGATGGCCTGGAAGCGGGAAAGGATACCGTCATTACGCACCGTCAGCAGATGGACTATATGCGGCCAGCGCGCTACCCGAGCCAAATCTGCGGCAGGAATGCTGCCCACAAGTCTTCCGGTATTGTCAGGCACCAGAAAATCAAAGTGTCCCATGTGAGTTAGCCGGTCGCCAAAGTCCCACCATTCCTGCCTGGCACGTGTGGTTTTCAAAAAAGACCAGGACATGAAAGCCCGGCCGTCTTGCCGCATGCTCATATTCTCCTGCCTCCCTCCGCCAGCTGCCATTCCTGAAGCTCTACGAGCACCCTAGCCGAGGGTTCCGGGCGGGGAGCGGCTTGTCCCGCGTCATGGCCTAAAAAGGAGACAGGAAAGCGGGGATTACCCCAAGCAGCATATAGAAAATCTCCCCGAAAGCCCTGCGTGAGCGTGCCGTTCTTTAACACCCGCCGGCCTGTGCCGATGACTTCTAACTCCTGGTTTCGAGCCAGTTCCTCCGGGAAGGAGAAAGCCCTCGTCAGCTGGTCCTGCCACAAGGCAATGCCTCTCGTTAGACTTTCTTTTGCCCGGATATGAAAATCCAGCGCTGTGGGCACGATAACCGCCTCCGGCTCCACCAACCAGTAAGCCCCCCGGTTGGGAATGATGAGTGTTCTTCGGCCCCTGATCACCGCGTTGAAATGTTTTAGCGGGGCAGGGCTGCCGCTCTCTCGCAGCTTCTGCAGCATCTCTTTGGTGTTTTGGGAATACCCGGTCAACTGCTCGCCGTCTTGCAGCATGACATCCGTAGCCGAGAAAGAACCTACAGCATCAGTCAGGACTAGTCTAACCTGAACGCGGTTAACTCGTTTTCCTGCTCCTGTTTCAAGGCGAAACAGATAACGCTTCATATCCGTCACCTACTCACTCGCATAAATTTCGCCGGCCGCCTTGACATTCCGCACGAACTATGGATAAACTCTTGAAAACGGAGCAACTTGGATGGAATTAACATACTCAGGGGAGGGTCTATGAGACGCAAATTCCTAATAGTAGGGACAGCAGTATTGATAATCGCAGCGCTTGTCGTGATAGCGGTCAAAATCACTTCGGCCAAAGACTACACTGGCGTTGCAGTCTCCCCTCTGCCCGTTGACGAGCAAGTTAGGGTGGCGCGTAGTGTCCGCCTTTCCGCCGTCGTTAACTGGGGAGAGGGAGGCCCCATGTACCCCCGAGAGGTCGTCGAAGCCTTTTTGCTTGGCCACCCCTACCCCGATTTTCTTGACGCCAAATATGGCAAGCCAGAGTTATGCGGCAGATCAAAGGAGCGAAACGAGATTGCCTTTCTTAGGCAGTCCACCATCGACCATGAAAGAACCCGCATTTTTTATCACTACATCATTCCTCCGGAGGCGGTCTATCAGCGGACGATTAACATTTACACCCGGTCCGGCATATACACTATAGGGCTGTATGTCGACCGGCGTGGGCGCATCATACGCTCATGGAGCAACTTCAACAACCCATGGCGGGGGCCAGGCTAATGCCGGCCCCTACCTTATTGCTACGCGAGCGATGTGCGAATCGTGCTGGTGGCCGGCCTATTAAACGGTAGTCCTGTGTCGACAAATGCCCAAGTACTGCCGACCGGATCCGCATGCTGCCATCCCCACGCGGTCAGAGATATCGGCCGTAAGACGGCAGTTACTTGCCAAAACGCGCACCAAGTCTGCCCCATTGGGGCCGCAATACCGGTGCGGATAGCTACCATCGAACCAACAGGCAAAGTCTCAATTAGCACGCCGTCCCTGTTTCTGAGTTGCGCGGGACGGTTTTGTATTGGGTATGTTCGCAAACCCCCGTTCCAAAAATCAGTGCCCCAAAATAAATTTTCGACTGGGGTAAACCCCTGCGGCCAGCTAACGGCACTGGTAACGAAACCCCACTGAAGGACACCGGCGGAATTACGAATCATCACCCTAAGGTCCCAAGGCCAGTCGGGGTCCCAGGTGTTTGGGCGAAGCCAACTGCTCTGAAACCTGAAGTAATCATTAGTCTCAATCGTCCCAATCTGCACACCACCGGAGGTACCGTGTACAACGTCTCGCACTGGAACAGGCAGTCCTTTGTTTACGCAAAATAGGTTGTGTGTTGTTTCGTTTAGAAACTTCCTTGGAACAGCTCCTGCTGGGCAAGGTATTGACATTTTCATTCCTCCCTAGATTAGTTTCTTACTCAAACGAAAACCGCAGTTCTGCCGGGTGCGCATTCCACAGAGTCGCTAGCATACCGCTTTGGAACGCAATGTCGGTGACATTGATCACTCCTGTGGCATCTTCCATGCAGAGCCGGATAGAGATTTTCATCACCTTCTTTTTAGGGGAGACTGTAGCTGTAAATGCCTCCAACATAACCACACCGCACCCTCCTTAACGCAGCACCAGGGACACAAATTGTGTTTCGCTGGTGTTGTCCTCGTAATGGATGGTAATTTCGACCCCGGCCCTGCCGCTCGGCCCCAGTTGGACATTGGTCAGAGCCGCCCGAAGACTTAACACATAGCTGTCCCGCCAAGAGGGATGCACAGTCTGGGTCAGAGTTTTAGAAACACCGAAAACGCCTTCTGCCCTAAAAGACGCTCTCCCTGAATGTCCTTGTGTGCTATCTACCATCCAGCCGTCGTTGATCCAATAAGCCGTGCTGCTCTCGGCCCGAGAGTTTAGGAGCAAGTTAAAAACAGATAGGTGCTCGATGTCTTTCCGGCCAAGGTTATCCGCTGTTTCAAACAGAGTTACAGATCGCCGCACCTGATTGAGGGTCGCTGCCAGGTCTTTGCGCACCACAGCCAGCTCAATATCGCTCCGCCACGGCTCCTCCACAAAATACTTCATGCGGACAACCCTTGTATTAATATTAATGCCGGAGTCCTCATCGTAGACTGTTACCACGTCCCCAAGCTTAACCTGTTCTTCTTCGAAGCCGGGAAGAACAGCTAGGTCAACAATCCCACACTCATAGCTCACCCGCGGTTGACTCACGGCATCGAGGAATGCTTGAGCGTACTCTTTTAATTGGTTGGGGTCAGCGAACTCCTCGGCTATTAAAACTGCCGAGGGAGGCGGGGTGTATCCGGATGCAACCTCCAGATAGGGAATCCCGTTATTGACGGTTTCAATAGTTAAGCCGCCCCTGCCCCTAGGGTAGACCCTGGTTACCACTTCAATTATGTTCTTTTCCTCTTGGGCCCGGCGAAGGTTCTTCCCTCGCAAAAAGAAAACGTGTCTGTCTTCTCCGCGGGCTTCCCGGATGGCAACGAGCCTATTTCTTGTTTGAAAACCCAGTTCCACCTGAAAGATGCGCTCCAGCTCCCGCAGCGCGTCCAGCCGATTGCAGCCCCCGCGAAACACAAAAGGGCGATGAGGCGTAAAAGTGACGCTCCCGGCCTGCCAGCCTGTGCCGAAGATAAGATAGTTCAGCACCTCTGCCGCGGTTGTGTTTTCCCACTCACGGGCCGGTATCTCAGGCATCTTTAATAAATCGTACCAAGATGCCCAGGCCTCGATGTGGAGGTGCCTTGCCCCTGTATTTTCCTCCTTATTAGCCAGCACTATAGTCCGATAGATGCTCCCCGATAAATCCAGCAGCACCCCCGTTTCAAGCTTTTCCATCCCCGGTTTTAAAGGCAGCTTAAACTCCAGCCGGTCTTCGCTGCCCAAGGTCTGGTGCAAGATTATGTCATAGGCATCCTGTAGGAGGAACACCGGCTCCATGTGGGCATTGACCACCACCGGCACAGCAAAACCCAGCCTGTCATACCAAGGGATGGGATGCCAGGGGAGAAAAACTTGGTTGTAAAATGTGTCGGTGTTATACCGCCTGCCGGTGTTGTACACGCTCAGGCCCTCCTCAGAAACACAGCCGGCCTTGGGCCGGTGATAAAGGCTGCGCCGGAAGGGAGTGGATTGGGGAAACCGTCTCCGTAAGCCCTGGCCAACCGGTAGCCGGTAATTACCCCGGCCCCTAGATCCTCGCTGCCCAGCGCAATCATACCTGCAGATGTTAGCCCCTGCAGGCTCGGTGCGGCGTCCTGTAGGCGAGCCAGCCAGTACAGCCCCGGTGCGAGCACTAAACTGATTGTCAGCGCCCTAATGCCCGCCGTCCCCGTTGTCACAACTCCCGCATCAAAGACAAGTGTCCCCGGGTACACCGCACCGGTATCTGCATAGATGCCGAGCCTCGCGTTGCCGGCGGCTAGAGTGGTGACGTTGATGGCAATACGATCAAAGGTCTGGGTAACCGGCACATAAAACGGCAATATATCCAAGTTGTTGGCCGATACAGCAAGCGACGACAGGGCTGATGCGGTGATGCCCGCATGGTACAGCCCCGCCCGCCGATAACGCAGGTAATCAAGTGCATCAAGACTCAGTTTGTCGGTCGCAGACATGAAGCCAGCTGCTTCAGTGGTCGCCAACGCGTGGACGGCGCCACCTGCACCTGCGTGGCCCAGCAACGGCGAGCTCGCAATCGTGTGTGTGAAGTCAGCCGTTATAACCGCATCACTGGCCTGCTGAGCAGGAAACACTACCATCCCCTGTGCCGCATAGAGGACATATTCCGCAAGCGGCACGATATCGCCGCCGCGCCTGACAACCGGTGCCGGGGTCTCCAGCCAGTTCCTCAGTGTCCCTTCGTAGATCCGCCGGTGCATGGCAGGCTCGGCTTGATCGGACACGGCCTGCAACTCATGGCCGGTGGCGGTGGATGTATGCATGCTAAGCACCGTCTCAACCTTGTTTATAGCGTCCTGAATGCCGGATATATCAGCACTGTAAATCTCACGACTGGGTATCTTTTTAAAGGGTGTTACCGCCATAAGAACACCTCCTTACAACCATCTGTTGCGGCAATGCACTTCCAGCCTGGACCATGTCGCACCCCCTTGGGCCAATATCCGAACCGTGTTCAGCCCTGGGACTAACTGCGGGAAAACCGGGCGCTCCAACAGGGGTAGCACTCTTTCCCTGTGTTCTCCCTTGACAATAACGGCCGTCTTTTGCCGGCAGTCAATTTCCAATTGCTCTCCTTGGGTCAGCGGACCCCAATAGGTCACCTGTACCTCATTAATTTTGACGGCTAGGGATTGATTGCCGCCAGCTGATACTCCTCGCAGCATGAGGAGCGGGTCAGCCGGGGCAGTACCACGCTGAATGTGCTGATGTGGTGATGTCGTCACCGTGACTATGTCGGGGACGACAGCGTAGGAGAACGGGTCGCTACAGATCATCTGCAGCGAAAAAAACCCTTGTCCAGCGGTGACCTCAGCATTCAGCCCCCCAGCGACGCAAGTAGCTAGATAGTACCGGTCCGGCGTCTCCTCAAAAAGTAGCTGCTGTGAGCCTCGCATGGGGTTAAGCCAAGAACGTACACGGTCTAAGCGCTCGTACATCTCTGCCCTGCTCGCCGCTTGCAACCAGCACTCCATCTGCAATGTACGCTCTCCCAAGTCCGGTATCATCCTAAGCGCGCCATGCCTTCCCGTCATGACGATAACCTTCTCCCGTACGCCTGGGAAGATGGAAAGAGGGGAACGCAAGAGGGATATGGAGTAAGTACTAGAGTGCTCTCCGGCAAAGGAAAACCCCCCCATTACAATCGCCCCCTTCCCCGGTTGGCCGCTTCAATGTGGCGGTACAGCTGACGGCTAATGGCGTCTATATCTGTGTCACTACGGACGGTCATGTTCTGTACATTTACCAGAGGAGCATTGTAGATTGACGGCCCCGCGCCAGTTGCCGCTCCCGCAGCCATCCCTGCGCCTGCCATGACCGGCTGGGCGCCTCCGATTGAAGGTGCGCGTATCTGCAAGTCCTCCAGCTTGCCGTATTCGTCCTGGATAACCTTGACCCCCGCCCGGATATTGTCGACAAGAGACGGGCTTTGCCTGGCAAAGGGATTTAGCCTGTTAAGCGTACCCCGGATGCCATCTACAATGCCCGTGACAGTCTCGCGGGCGCGGCGGATCGGACCGGCTATGGCTTCCACAATACCGCCCATCATTTCACGGACTCGGGCTACCATGTCCTCAAGCCGACCTATCGTGCTGTCTCGTATCGCTTGGATTACTTCACCGGCGCGATCTCTGGCCCAGGACAGGCGCTCCCGGATTCCCTCAGCGATGCCGGAGAATATGGCTCTAACACTTTGCCCAAAGGCCGTAATCCGTGCCCCCGCGTCAGCGACAAATCCTGCCGCAGCCGCCTTTACATCGTCAAAGTTACGGATCAGCCACACAATGCCCGCTACCAAAGCAGCGATGATGGCAATGACGGCAATGACCTTGGCCAAGAGCAGGACTTTCATGGCTATAAACGCACCGACGGACACTTTAGCCAGAGCCGCGGCCGCAGTCAAGGCACCGATTGAGGTGGTAATGGCACCGATTGCGCCGATCACCTTGCCAATGATAATTAAAAGCGGCGCCAGGGCCGCTACCGCGGCCAGAACAGTAATAATAATCTTGGCGGTGCCTTCGTCTAGTCCCCGAAACCAAGCGGCAAGTTCTTCCACTCGTTTGGCCAGGTCCTGGATCATGGGCAATAACACCTTGCCGAAGGTCGCTCCGACTACCGCCCCGGTCATGGCCAACTGGGCCTTGGCTGTGTCTAACACGTCGTTAAATTCGTTCAAACCGTCCAGCGTATCTTGGCTGAGAATTAACCCTGCCGCAGCCGCTTCATCGCCGAGCTTCTTAAGCGCATCCGCACCGCCGAGAATCAGCGGGTTGAGGTCTTGGGCGGATTTGCCCATCAGGGCCATGGCCATGATGTTTCGTTCTGTTTCGTTCTCCACGCCTCCGAGAGCGGCAATCACGTCATGGAATACCGCTTCGTTGTCGCGCAGCTTGCCCGTCTCATCGGTGATAGCCACGCCCAACCGCTCGAACGTGGCTATTGCTTGTTTGTTCCCATCTTGTGCCGCGCCCATGGTGCGCGTTAATTTGGTCAAGCTGCCGGTGAGTGTTTCCAGCGGCACATCGATAAGGTCCGAGGCGTAGCGGAATCTTTGTAGAGTGTCTGTCGATAGCCCAGTTTGTTTGGCCAGGGTGTTAAATTCATCTGCGGCAGCCGCAGCTTTTACAGTTAACCCTACGAGGCCTGCAAGAGCGGCAGCTGCAGCACCACTAACGGGCGCGAGCTTCTTGCCCAGAGCCTCCGTGTCCTCCCCGAACTTACTGATGCCCTCTCCCGCCTGCTTGAAGCGGTTGTTAACCTCTATCAGCTGTTTCTCTAAGCCTCTAAGTTCGGCTTCAGCCGCGATGACTTCCCGTGTTAGAGCCCTGTATTGGTCTTCGCCAATCTTGCCCTCGCGAAAGGCCTGCTCGGCCTGTCGCTGCGCCTCCCGGAGGGTGTCCAAGCGTTCGGCAGAGGTTTTGACAGCGTCGGCCAACAGTTTCTTTCTTTGCGTCAGGAGTTCGACGTTGCGGGGGTCCAGCTTCAAGAGTCTTTCCACCTGACGCAGTTCAGAAGAAATGTCCTTCGCGCTTTTATCTACGCCTTTCAGGGCCTCGCCAAGCTTCGTCGTATCCCCGCCAATTTCGATGGTGATTCCACGTATTCGCTTGTCTGTCACAGATT